ATCCTGTTAGCCACCATTAGCCGCACATCCGTGCGCCAGCTCCTGCGCGATTTGCGAACGCGGCACCGCGCACTAGAGCAGCAACGCGATCGCGTCAAGAAGTGGCGTCATGCTGGCGCGCACGCCCTCGGCGCAGCAGCCTAGGCCCATCGAGCGTGATCACCTGGCGCGACGTCACGGCCACGCACGCCACCGCGGACGTCTGCTACCGCGCGACGCCGATCGCGCGGCTGCACGCGCGCCCGACCCGCTGGCAGCTCGAGTTCGTGGGCGGCACGCTCGAGGGGCCGGCGAACTCGCTCGGCCACGCCAAGCGGGCGGCGCTGCAGGCGCTGGCCGAGGCCCTGGGCGCCCTCGATATGGACATGCAGATGGCGCTGCGCTCGACGTAGCGACGCGCCGCCACCCGGTGAAGACGTGACCTACTCCACGTGCACCTGCGCGAACAGTTCGTCATAGGCGGCCTCGGGCGGATCGTCCTGGGCGCGCCGGTCGAACGCAGCCGCGAACCGTGCGCCCACGTCGTCCATCCGCCGCCGCCGGCGATCGGGCTGGTCGGTGTAGACGGCGGCCCGCACTTCGGACAGCGCACGCCAGGCGAAGTACTGCCCGCGCTCGAGCTTGACGATCCGGCCGCGGCGCCCTGGCTCGTTCGCGAATAGCTGCTCATCGAGGCGCTTGAGCAGTTCGGCCTGCTGCGACTTGAGCGCCACGAGCTCGGCGCCTACCTCGAGCGCTTTGGCCATCTCGGCCTTGCTGTCCATCTTGGCGCCCACCCAGGCGACCGCACCGGTGGCGGCGGCCAGGATCCACGGCACCGCCTGGCCCAAGAGCGATCGGCCCTTGCGCGACCGGGCCACCGTGCTCAGGCCGGCCAGGAGCGAGTCGACCTCGCGCTGCGCAGCCTCACGCTCCTCGGTGCGCTCGTCGCTCATACGATCGCCGCCTGGCTGTCGAACGCGAGCTGCACCTGCTCGAGGTACCACGTCATGGGAAAGCCCGGCCCCGGGTCGTGGTGGTCGGAGCGCCCGAACGCGATCGAGACTTCGTGGTGGGTGGTGATGCCGCGCGCGCCCTTCTTGAGCAGGTCAGCAGCCCGCACGAACCTGATCGGCAGGCTGCGTTCGCGAGCCTTGCGCGCCACGAGTTGCGCGCTGAGCCACAGCATCCGGACGCCGAAGTCGTCGAGCCACTCGGCCGTGGACTGCCGTGCATAGCCCGCGTGCTCGATCTGCAGGCCGTTGTGGTTGGCGCCTGGCGCAGCGAACGCCACGACGTGATCGGGCACGCCCTGCACCACCGAATCCGAGTCGACATAGTAGTGCGCTGACTTCGCGCCGGCGTCGGGCGACAGCGCGGCCATGTATTGCGCGCAGTGCTCGGCTCGCGTGCTGCTCTCGGCGCCCTCCATGCAATGCAGCACCACCAGGTCGACGACGGTGCGCCGCTTGCCGTAGAACCGGCTCTGCACGAACGGAATCGTGCGCGCCAGCACCGGCGGTGGGCGGATACTTGGTGACCTGGGCGCAGCCATCAACTGCAGCTCGAGCACGGTCACCTCGCCCGTGACCTCGAGCCCGGTCGCAGCTTGAAACGCACAGGTCGCGTTGTGGGTGCGCTTGCCGAAGTCACCATCGGCAGCATTCAGTCCGAGCAGGTAGCCACGGACGATGAGCGACTGCTGCCAGCGCACGACGTCGGGGCCGCTGCTGCCGAGTTTCATAGCTCGACGATCATTCCGGTGGTGCCCGACTGTACGCTAACGCTACTGCCTGCAACGCCTGACGCGAAGCGCAGTGCCATCGTACCGGCTGAGGTGGTGATGATGGTTCCGGATAAGATACAGCCAAGGTCCGTCGCGCCGGGGCCGACAGCGCTGACACCAATTAGACCGTCTAGAGTAGACGTTTCGCTAGCCTGAAACCCTGCAGCTCCCGTCGCACCTAGGAGCACGCAGCGCATATAACTTGCTGTGCCCGAGTAGTTGATGGCCAGCCGCAAGCCGGTTGTTGCATTGGCTGTTCGGAAAACGACAAACCAGGCGAAGAAGTAGGTGGTGCCAGTTTTCAGAGCTACCGTGAGTTGCGGCGAGACGTCACCGGCGGTGGCCAATGTACTGGACACCCCGGCCGTGAGCCGTGGAAAGGTCATCAGGCGCCCTGCGATGAGCGACCCGACGCGACGCGCCATCTCTCCATCGAGCCACGAACCGGGGGTGAGGTTCGTCGGACCCGCGGTCTCGACCAGCCCGTGCACGTGGTCGAACGCGCTCGCGAGTCGACCCACCCCCGCGATCGGGGTACCGCCGATCTTGACCGGGACAACCTTGCTGATGATGGGATTCACGAGCGGCATGACTTCACTGCTCAGTCTGCGGTGCGGTACCGCCGTCGCGGATCAGCCGATAGATCGCCTCGAACGGGTTGGCCGGAGGGTTGGGCACTTGCGCGAACGCTTGCATCAGCGCTGCGAAGATGGGTGCGACGTCGTCGGTCGGGCCTTCATAGCTGCTCGTCTCAGCGACCCAGTATCGCGAACTGGCCGGCGCACCCGGGTCCATCGCTGTCAGCACCACCTCGGCATTGGCGAGGTGGTCGGCGTAGTCTGCTGGCTGGCGCTCGAGCGGCTGTCCGACGAGCGAATGCCAGATCGTCGCCGCACGAGCGAGTCGCAATTCCAGCGCTTTCGCTTCAGCCTCGCTGTCGCAGACAAACCGGGGGATGTGGCGGCGGCGCTCTTTACCCGGTTCGTCGAAGTCGACATCGTAGCAACGCATCACGATCCATTTCGTAGTGGCCATAGTCTCACCCTGTTTCTGTCACGTGCGCATCGCCGGTTGCGTTGCTCCATATGCCCGTAACGATTCCGGTGTAGTAGCGCGGTGGCATCTCATAAGTGCCACCGGGTTCGATTTGCACCGTCCAACTGCTGAGTGACGCGGCCGAACCGAACTTGAGGCACAGCGTCGATGTCGACGTGCTGTTGTTCACGACGATGAGCCCGAACCGGGTTGCTTTGGCTGCAGCGAGGGTGACCACACTCGCACTCGCTGGGACGGTGACAACCGCTGCTGTGCCCGGGGCGCCTACAAGCGTCGCGAGATGTCCTTTGCTCGCACCAATGTCAGCCTCGACCGTGCCGGGCAGAGTCTCGACGTCGTGCGCCGGGATGATCGCGTCGCCAGGCATGCGCGACTTCATCTTGACGGGGGCGGCTGCAAGCGGGTCGTCGTAGTAGAGATCGGTCATAGCACGCCCCCGAGATAGATCTTGCTGCCACCCAGCGCCCACAGTTGACCGTCGATGAACCGCATCCATTTGAGCTGGTCGATGGTGACGTAGTCGATTGTGAAATCTGGCGGTTGATTGATAGCTGTTGGGCTATAGCGGACGTCGACAGTTGTACCGTCGGTGGACCATGTGTGGATCAGCCAGCCGTACGGCGAAGCAACCAAGTAATCGTTACCGCCAAATAGTGCGTTGTGAATTCGGGTCCACGTGATCCCATCGGCAGATCGAAACGCTTCACCATTGGACGTGTACTCATACAAGAAGCCGAGCGAAGGATCATAGATCACCGGCCCGCGGCCAGTGGCGCCGCCGTAGGAGCGTCGCGCTGTCCACGTGATGCCGTCGGGCGATGACGCAATATCGCCCTCACCCGTGCCAATCACGAACAGGCCGGCGCCATACGCAATCCCGTCGATGTCAGGCGTGCCCGCGAAGGGGTCGGTTGCGGTGCTCCATGACGTACCGTTGGTCGAATATTTGATGAGTCCGAGTGCGCCAACCGCGACACACAAACCAAGCCCATTGGTCGCTATCTTGAGAAAGTTGGCGCCCCCGTTGGCACGGCGAATCCACGTGCCATCGCCGGTCGAGGTTTGAATCTCCCCTGTCTTGCCTACCGCAATGAACAGCCCAAGGGTCGCGTCGTACGCGATGTCGGTGAAATCGCCCGTGTAGGCAAATTGGGGGGCCTGCGCATTGAAGTTGGAGCGCGGCCCTTGGTTACATTGGATGGTTCCCGCAGTCCCGACAGCGATTGCTTGTCCGGAGTAGCCTGCCGGCGAGACACGCGCACGCGCGAGCGCGTTCAACGACTGAGGGCCGACCCCGGTGTCGTGGATCATGCGCACCGTCGTGAGCGCGGTCTTGAGCTGCGCGCGGCCGATCAGCGCTTGGATCGCGGCCAGCACCTGCGTCAGATTCGACTCACTGCGCGTCAGCCCCGCACCGCTGATCAGATTCGCGAGCTCGTTTTGCGTGTCGCTGAGCGCGTCCCACGCGTGATTGAAATACCCGGCGGGCGGCTCCTCACCATTCGCCCACCCCGCTATGCGCTTCGCTGGCGGCGGCGACACCGTGCCGGGATAGCCAGCCGGCGGGGTTGTTGCCCATTGGTCGAGCTTCAAATCCATCAGAGCACCACCAGCAACGCGCCGTTGCGCTTGTGCACCGCGGCGAACGGCGAGTAAATCTCGCGGCCATCGCTCACCGCCGACAGCCGGCTCAGCGTGAAGCCCTTGTCACTGCCCAGCACCGACGCGCCAGTCTGCGAAAATCGGAAGCCGCGCGCGGTGTCCGACCACCGAAAGTGCATCCCAACGCCGGCGGCTTTCGCGAGCCTGAGCAGCTTGGCGATCTCCGATCCAGCGTCGCCAGGAATCGGTTGGCGCGCGTGGAGCGTGCACCAGCCCGGGTACTGCTCCTCGAGCCACACCGGTTCGCCAGCGAGCTTCCTGGCAATGTCGAGTAGCTGCGAGGCCCTGCCACTGCTGGCGTTCGCCAAGATGCGCCCGCTAATCCAGATTCGATAGAGGTCGTCGGTGAGGCTCAGCCGAGGCTGGCCTACGATCTTGCCGAGGATGTCCAGCACCACGCCCTCCGCAGTCGCCGGCGAGCGCTTGGTCAGGAGATCCCAGCTTGTCCGCTCGACCTCTTGGACTTCCGCGAGCCAACTCGCAAGCAGCGCCGAGATCTTCGGCTTGCGCATGCGCTCGGTGAGTCGCGCGACACCGTCGGTCTCATGCGTGGTGACAAGCTCCATGCTCAGAGCTCCACCACGGCAATGTTCGCGTCCGCCGCGACCGTGGCCAATTGCCGCTGCGAAATCACGATCGAGAGAGCGCCAGCATCTGCGTCCGTGATTACCGAAGTGGCAAGCCCAACGCGAGCGTTGAGCACCCCGGGCACTTCCAGTGCGATGCAGACGATGCGACCGGCGTACACGCTCGTACCCACATCCAGATAGGCGGGGTTGAGCTTGTCGATGAACGCTGCGCGAATTGCTGCCCGAACCCGTTGCGCGTTCACGTACCCTGGCCCCGTCTCGATCTCGATCGCCATGAACACCGGTACCTCGGCAGGGCGGCTGAAATAGACGTCGTGGGCGTCGCCACGATCATCGAGCACCGAGACAACCGGCTCGCTGCCCTGTGTGCGAATGCCGCCAATCTTGTTGCTGTAGATGCTCTCGGCGATGGCTTGCGCGTCGCCGCCTCGCACAATTGCCTCGATGGAGTGCGGCGGCAACCCATCGACAATAGTATCGGTCTCATTCTCAAGCACTTCGACCGCCACCACATCGGGCACGCGCGCGAGGTCGGCGCGAATGCCGCTCACCGTACCCCCGCCCGGCGCTGTGAGCTCGACGAGTCGCCGAATGCGGTAGGCAGCGTCGCTCTCGATGCCCGAACCCAGTGCTGCGTCAGCATCATTCGTGATCGAGTTCCAGCCGCCGATGAAAGTCTCGATCACGGTCAGCGTGCCGGCGTTGGCGACGACTTCGCCAGCGACCTCAGCTTCGAACACGACTTCGAAGTTGCTTGACGTACCGCCGGCATTCACCATCGGCTCGGCATTGGTGAAGCGCGCGGTGGGATTGCCTTCCACGCTCGCGACTGCGTCACCGGGCGCGACGTTCACGCCTGCGGCCAGGTTGACGACTGCAGTGACGCGGCTTTTCTTGGGACCAAGGCGGAACGTGTTCGTCAGCGCATAGAGCGCGTCCTGCTGTGCGCCGCTGGCCTTGTCGGGATCGAGCGCGTCGTAGTTCGTTTGGTTGGTCTCCCAGCACTCCGCAATGGCGCTCGCAATGATGCCATTGAGCTGGCCGACGATGCTGAATGGACTCGTGTCGAGGTTGGCGCCGAGTGACCCTCGCTGGCGCGCCACGATGTCGGCCTCGATCTGCGCGAGGCTCTTCGGGACGAAGCCTTCGGGCGTGAGGCCGAACGTCGTCATGCCGCGCCCCCGATCGACTCGGCGAGCCCGAGCGAGAGGCCTTCGCCCGTGTCGAGAATCGCCTCAGCGGCCACAGTCAGCGTTCGCGTTGAGCGATTGAGGCCGAGGCGCAGATCGCGCACGTCCGCGACGCCTGGCACCTGCCGAGTGGCGGTGGCGAAGATGGCGCGCAGCACCGGCGGGCGGACGCCCTTCTCGAGAATGTCGTTCTGGTAGTCGATGCCAATCGAGCGGTCGAGGAACCACTCGCCGCGGAACATGGTCACATGCGAGGCCCAGAGCTGGGCGACCGCCTCGGCGCCCTGAGCGAGGCGCGCACGGCCACTCTGCAGCTCCAGGTCACCGGTCGCCGGGTCGAGCGCCAAGTCCGACACGGGCGCTGGTATGCGGGCACCCGGCAATAGTCAAGATCAGGCCTGTTCGCTAGGTCGCCTTCACCTTGGTGGCTTTCACGCTGGCGGCCGAGGACGGAATGCTAGCCACAGCCGTGTTGAACGTGGTCCCGATGGCCGGGCCGCCGCCTGCGGGCGTGACCGCGCCGAGACCAGCGGCCGTGGCGGTTTTGAGTGTAGTTATGTCCGCCTTCAGGTTGCTGATTTCGGTGTCGACCTTTGCCGCGAGCGCGACAAAGTCGTGACCGCTCGCCCCACCGAGTTGCACCTCACCCGTCGGCGTGATGTGAATTTGACCAGTGCCGTTCACGTGCCCGATCACCAAGTCCGTGGCATGAACCCCCGCCAGCAGCGCCGATCGCGGCGCCGGGCCGCACGGCAGAGCCACGGCGCCCTCCAGGGTATGCGTCCCCACGTCACCCGGCGTAATCGCCCGCTGGCTACCTTTGCGGGCCGTCTGTAGCCACTGGTCCAGCGACCGCTCGGCGAACACCAGGAGCACGAAGTCCCCGACCGCGATCGGCATGGAGATAAAGAACCCACCACCCTGCATGTAGCCTACCGGCACCATGGGGATTACCGGCAGCGTCTCATCGACCACGTGGCCATCCTCGTTGGGGGCGCGGCGCTGCAGGCTCGGCTGCACGTCCACGAATTGCCGCTTGTGGTCGCCGGCGTGCACCCGCACCACCTCGGCCGGCATGCAGGTGTGCAGCTCGGACAGGGCAGCGTCGAGCGCGCGCTGGATGATGTCGAGTTCGGAGGGTGTGACGGTCATTGTCTGCGTTCCTCGTTGCGAAGCTCAAGCTCCACGTACCAGTCGCGCTCGGCTGTTCCACCCAGGTGCCGGGTGGTCTCGACGCGGTAGATCCCGGTCACGTGCTCGCTCGTCAACTTGACGCGCCGGCCAGGATAGAGGTCGGGGATCATCAGGCAGCGCGCCTCGGTGATGCCCTTGTTGCCCGGCTCAGGCGAGCCTATGAGGCCGGTCTCGGGGGTGAGCTCGATGCCGAGTTCTTGCAAGGGCCGGCCCTGATCCAGGAACTGCAGCTCCTCGTCCTGGATGGACCACTCAAGCCCACAGCTACGCGCCAGCCGGTCGAGCTCTCGCTCGATGGCACCAGCCAGCGCATAGCCGTTGAAGAACGCGCTGGCCTGCGTACCCTGGACCTTCGCCGCGACGGTCTTGGCGGAGGTGTTGCCGAGCCGAACGCCCATGGCCTTGGCCGCAGCCAACAGCACGTCCTGCACGCTCGCGCCCGGCGCGAAGCTCCTGAGGATGCGGCGCTTGCGAGCGCGCCGGCCGCTGTCGCTCGTGATCGTGGTCAGCCAGTCGGTGCCCTCTCGCGTGCTGAGCACATCGCGCAAGTCGCCCCGAAAGAGCAGCGAGGTACCCTGCTCATAGCCGGCCTCGAGACTGACGAACACCTTCTCGAGTTCCTGCAGGTGCTTTCGGTGCTCGGCGTTGAGGTTCCAGATTCGGATTTCGGCGCTGTTGGGCGTCTTGGCCGACAGTGACTTCACGATCTCGAACGCGACATCCAAGCCCTCGATCACCAGCTCGTCGACCTGGACGCGGACCTTGCGGCCGAAGAGCTCGGTCATCCGCTGGCCTCGACGTAGTACAGCCCGAAGCGGCTCCCGAACTCCTCGAGCGTCGCGGGCGCGTCCTGGTCCTTGGCGTCGAGTAGGAAGAGCTCACCGGGCGGGCGCGACGGGTGGAGATTGCGACGAAGCAGCGGGAACCGCGTCACCAGCTTGACGCCCATGGCGATCGGGGTGCCGTCGGGCGTGCCGAGGTCCAAATGCCAGCTTTCATCGCGTTGGTTCCAGCGGAAGCGAAGGCTGTAGGTGACGCCGTCGAGATCACACTGCTGCGTGGTGTCGGGGTACGACTCGACGGGGATGAGGCGGATGGCCATCTCAGTACCCAAAGTACCTTCTGGCCGCGGCGACCGCTTCGGGGAGCTTGCTGAGCGCGCTCTGGTTGTCCTCGCTCAGGGTTTCAGGCTGGACCTTCTCCGTGGGCTGCTTACCTCGGCTCTTACCGGGCTTTGCCCGAGCGTCGACCGGATCGGGCAGCTTAGCCGTTTGGCTCCGAACGATCCGCAGCACGCGACCGCTTGCTGAAAACTCGAGCTTATCACGCCCCACTGCGCCCGACCGCTCGATGCTGAGGCTGGTGAGCGCGACGTTGGCGTAGGTCATGAGCCCGGTCACGATGGTGACGAGCTGCCGCCGTTCCACAATCGAGACCAGGGCCGCGTGCACCGCGCTCACCCGATCGAATGGCTCGGTGAAATGCAAGGCCATCGCCGCAAAAACGACCTTGCTGCGGACATCGAGCCGCAGGGCGCCGAGCAGCGCTACGCCCTGGTCGACGCCAGGAATCGTGCTGAGCGCGCCCATCGACGGCTCACCCTCGATTTCAATCGACGAGCGGCTCTCCCGTGCAGTGCCGAGATTAGACTGCGGAACCTCAATCGGATGGTTGGTGACGATGCCCTCAATCGTGATTGCGGCAGGTAGCGGGCGGATGTGGTCGGCGACGTTCGCGCCGGCTTCGACGGGGTGCTCGGTGATTTCGGCCTGCAGCTCGTGGCCCTCGCGCACGCTCACGTCGATCCAGACGTCGCCAATGGTCACGTGCCGCGGGGGCGCCGCCATCAGCCACCTCCGGCCTGCGCCACGGCCGCCACGGTCTTCCGGCGCTCGGCCTCAAGGGTTTTCTGCATCGCCCGGCGCATCTCCTCGGGGTTGCCGCCCACCATGTTCAGCACGACATTCATGGGGCCGGTGTTGACGGTGACCGGACCCTTGGCCACTGCTCCGCCAGCGGGGGCAATCGGCGCGCTGACTGCGGCGCCTACCGCCGAAGGGGCCGCGCGCCCAACCTGGATCTCCTCTACCGGCGCGTTGTAGCCGCGGCCAAGCGCACGACCGGTTTTCGTCGCGGTGCGCTCGGCCCGGATGTCAGCAGCTTTCTCAGCAAGCCCTTGCTGCCGAGCCTGCTCGGGGGTCATGAGTCCCGCCCCGTACCCCTGACCCGCCGCGCGCTCGCTCGAGAAGGCAACCCGCTGTTTTCCAGTGGCAGCGCCGCCGACCACCGGGAGGTTGTAGAAGAAGTCCGCGATGGCGGTCCCCAAGCGAGCGTAGAGGTTGTACAAGCGCTCGCCGGCGAGCTCGAGTTCACCAAACCACCCGATCTGCGCTTGGAGATCTTCGGAGTCCGCGTCCTTCCACAAGTTCCGCCATGCCTCAGCGAGCAGCTCGACACCAGCCTTGTGATTGCGAACGAACTCGTCTGTGGCTCCGATGCCAAAGACCGTGTCGATGTAGTCGCCGATGACGGTCTTGCCGCCCGAAAACAGCGTGAGTACTTCGTCGATGAGCAGGATGAGTGCTGCCGCGGCGAGGGCCGGAATGACGAATGGTGCGATGAGGCTCGCGCCAATCACGACAGCCGCAGCACCGAGCACCCACATTGCCGTCTCGAGCACGTGCGTGCCCTTGGCCCAGTCACGAAACGCGCGGATGCCGCCGAGCACGAACTGGATGCCGCGCTCGATCACTGGCATGACGGATTGGCCCATCTCGGTGCCGAGATCCCGCAGCGCGGCGCCGAGCGCCTTGCTGGCATTCGCGTAGCCCCCCGACGTCCGCGCCGCATCGCCTTGAGCGGTGACGGTGTTGGCGAGGATGAACTGATACCGAAGTTCGGTCTTCTCCGCCACGTTCATCGCCGAGAGCTTCTTGTTGATGCCCTGCGCGTGCGCATATTCCTGCAACGTTGCGTCCTGCATCACGATGCCAAACCGCTTCAGCGGTTCAGCTTCGCCAGAAATGCCGGCGCGCAGCGCCATCAGCGCGTCTTCGTCGCTGGCATTGAAGAAGCTCCCAAGATCGACGGCGAGGCCGCTGAGCGTCGTGCTCATCTCCTGCGCGGCGGCCTTGTTCTGCACCATGGGATCGAGCATCGCGCCCAAGCGGCCCGCGAACTCTTGGAGTTGGTACTGGGAGCGCCCAACTTCGCTCGCAACGGTCTGCGACCAGTCTTTAACCTGAGCCGCGCCCGCCGCCCCAAAGACCGACTCGAGCACGTTCGCCGTCTCGTTGGCGTCGCTTGCCAGGTCCACGATCTTCGCGATACCGGCACCAATGCCCGCGAGCGAAGCCACCTGCCCGAGCTTCTGCAGGCCGGACTTGAGCTTATCGACGGAGGATTCCGCTTGCTTGAAGCCCTGGCCGTCGACCTGGAACCCCAACCGCGCGACGAGTTCGCGGAGCACCGTCATGGGTGATGGCTCCGGGCTGCCAACCGATCGAGCTCGTCATACATGTCCAGCACGTCGTGGGCCTCATACAGGTCGTCGAGCGACCATTGACATTGGATTTCTACGAGGGACGCGCGGTAGCGTTCGCTACTGGCGATGCGGTGGATGTCCCAGTCGATGTGCTCGGGGACCGCGATGCTGACAGCGCGTTCCGGATCCGGACGAGCAGGCCCGCGCCGCTGCTCGACCCGGCGAAAAAACTCCCGAAGTTCACCTCCAGGCAGAACGCCGCCCACCCAAGCATCTCGTCATACCGCCCGGCGAAGTGTTGGTCGAAAACGTCCGACAGTCGCGGCTCCCGCTCGCCCAGAACGAGCACCGTCTGCTTGGCGAACTCATCGAGCACGTTGCCGACTTCAGTCTCGGTGAGACGCTCGGCGAGCTCGTAAAAGCCTTGGCCGATGCCGGCCGCGAGCGCGGCCTCGACCTCTTGGTGCTTGCCCTGGGCCAGGCTGCTCAGCAAGGCACCGAGGCTTGGCCCCAAGAGCTTCACAATCCGAGTGAGCAGTCCGCGCCCCTGCTTGGCCCCGAACTGCGTGACGCGGTAGGTGCACTCACCGATCTGCTTTTCTCGGTACTCGATGGCCACGCGTCACCTTCCGCCGATGAAGGTTGCCTGCGCTCGCGCCAGTCGAATCTTCCATTCGTACACCTGGACGGTCTTGCCCACCTTGATCGCCGGCAGCGCCATGATCCACGAGCGTTCGGCGAGAATCACCAGGCGCCCTTCCTGGTCGCGAGCACTGAACACGCCAGCGCCGGCGCCGTTGGGCAGCGCAGTGTCCGCCGCAAAGAGGCCGCTCAGGCGGTCGTTGGCCGCTGCGGTGTGCGCATATCTCAGCGTCGCCGTAGCGCGGTAGTCGTTGGTCCTGTAACGCGACACTTCGCCGTCGGCCCCAATGAAGTCTCCGAACTGATCCTCGGCCCACTCGAGGCTCAGCACCTCGTCGTCGGCGTAGCCGCCCGCATCCAGCGGCACGGCGTTGAGGCTCATCGCGAGGTCGTTGATGTTCCAGTCCTTGAATGCCATGCGGACCTCCTCCTACAGGGCCGTGCGAACCGTGCCGACGATCTGCACCTTGTGCACCGCGCCCTGCAGGACGAATGCGAACTTGACGTCGGGCAATATGCGGGCGATGCGATCGTTGGGGTTGACGGCGGCGACCTTGGGCACGGTCACCGACCAGGGCGAGTCGCCGTCGATGAGCGTGCTCGCGATGCCCTCGAGTATCTGGCCCTGGACCTGCGCGCGCGGAAGCTCGACGCCCTTGTCGGTATACGGAACCTTGTCGTTGTTCGCGAGCAACGCGACAATGCGCTCAACCACTCGCGCATCAAACCAGTCCATGCCGTGCGTGATGTCGATGTAGCGCCCGGAAGCAGCGCGCCCGTCGAGCGTGAAGCCGACGCCCTTGACGTCGACATAGTAGTTGCCGTTCTTGCCCTTGAGCACGCCGCGCTCGCTGTCGCTGAGCACGCTCTTGTCGATGCCAGAGAGGCTCTTGTTGGCCCACGTCGCCGAGCCAGGAGCCTTGGGCAGCATGCGCCCGGCCCACGCCGCGGCGGCGTATTGCGACGGGTTGTGGTGGTAGAGCGGAATGGTGCGCTGGTACGTCGCGGTCTTGAGTTGGCTCAGGATGTCACTGCTGACAGCGCCGTTCTTCGTGTCGCTGTCAGCCGTGTTCACGAACAAGAGCACGCGCTGGCTCTCGGCCCACGCTGCTGCCGCCAAGATCTCCGCGCTGCTGTTGCTGTCGAGCAATAGGCCATACCAGTCGGCATCGTAGGCGCGGATAGCGGCCAGGTCAGTCGCGATCCCAATCGCAGGATCGGCGGTCACATCCTTGAAGGCGAGGTTACTCGAGAGGTTTTCGTAGCGATGGATTGCACCTGGCGTCTCTCCGGCCGAAGTCACGTAAGTGGCACCATCGGTGCCGGTGACTCCCGGAAGCGCCGTGATCGCGCTAGTCAACGCGGCCACGATTTCCGCAATGCTGGGCGATGGGTCGGCTGTCGTGCTTACCGTGGTGCCGTTGACGTCGAGCCTGTACACATCGCCAGGCACCGGGGTGCTCGGAGTCAGGCGCACAGTGTGCGTGCCAATGCCGAGGCGCTTGCCCACCTTGAACTGCGGGGGGCATGGCTTTTGGGACTTCAATGCGCGGGCCGCGAGATAGATCGGGTGCGTCACGGGCATGCTGAGTGGTGCGACTGTCATCTCGTCCGCATCGGAGAACGTGCGGACGCGCTCGGACCAGAAGCTGTGATAGCCCGCGATGAGCGGCGTGCCGAAGCCTTCCTGGGAGACGGCGGCGTCTTTGATCTCGATCGTGGTGGTGACGACTTCCGAAGCGCTGGCCATACCGAGCCTCCTACGGGATATCCTTGTCGGGGATGGCGATGGCCCCATTCACGGTGCCGCTCAACTTCACACGTTCGATGGTGCCCACAGGGTTATCCGCGTCGCTCTCGATGCTCACCCAGTTCAAGAGCACGTCGAGCGACGCGACCGACTCGTCGCGGTTGTCGTACGCGCGCCCGAGATCTATCAGGGCCGAGCTCTCGCGGACGCCGACACCGAGTTGCCGAAGTCCAGTCGTGGTCCCCGGGAAGTAGAGCCGCCCGCGGACGCGCTCGAGCATGGCGTAGGCGCGGTAGGCGGCCCGCTGGTCGCGGGAATGAATCTGGCAGTTCAGGGTGATGCGTCGATTGCCGACCACCGTCACGGCGAGGTCGGCGCCCTGCTTGGTGTACCGCACCTCGTCCACGCTGGACTCGGTGGCTGAGCTCTGCAGCTGCAGCTCGGCCCAGGGATACTTCCGCATGCCAACCGGGTCGCCGGCCCAGGTGACACTTTGCACGGGGATGCCACTCGCATCGGAGAACCAAGCTCGCAGGCCGTCATGTAGCGCTTGCCAGTCCATCAGGCGCCCTCGGCTTTGTGCGTGACGGATCCGCGAAGCTGCCCACTGTCGATGAGCGGCTTGCTCGAGCCCTTGCGAGCGATGGTGCTTGGCCGATTGGGCGGGCTGAGCCCGTCGGCGATCCGCTGCTTCATGATGCCGGTCGCCTGCTCGCCGAGGAGGTTGAGCGCCTGGCCGACCGAGAACTTGCCGAGCAGCACGCCTTGGCCGACCGCGGTGGCGGTGCGCTGGAGTTTGCCGACGTGCTCGTCAATGGCGGCCCGGATGAAGCTCCGCTGCGGGATGACGACCTCAGAACCGTCCTTTTTGCGGATGACCTTGCCAAACTCGTGAATCGTCGCGAGAGCGGCCACCGTCATGGGTGCATCAGGATGCTGCGCCGCGGCATGGCTACCCTGCACGCCGACGAGCGTGAACGCGCCGGGCCGGGAAAGCCGGAGCACGCGGTTCTTGAGAGCGCGCCAACCCTTGTCCTTGTCGGTGATTTTGACGCTCGCGCCTGCCATCACACCACCATGGGCCCGGCAATGGAGCGCAGGAGCCGGAGATACTCTCGCTCGTAGAGCGTGCGTGCACCGTCGGGCTCCTTATTCGGATCCAGACGCGCGAACTCCCCACCCGGAGAAAGCGCCACGAGGTGACAGGCTAGGTACTTCACCGTGTAGTCGTGGCGGTCGCCGAACGCAGAGACGTTGAGCATGGCCGTGGCGTCGCCGATCTTGGCAGTAATGAGCGCCGAGTCCGTGTTCGCGAACTCGGTGAACTCTGCCTTGATCTGATCGACCGTCACGGCCACCTCCTACTCCCGCTCGCCTCGGCGTGAGCCTGTGCCGCGCCCTGGAGGACCGGCCGGCTCGGACTGAGTTGGCGCAGTAGGCGGCGTAGGCGTCGGCCCGCTCACGGATGAGGAAGCAGTCACGGGCGCGGCAGGCTCTCCGCCGCCCGCACCCTCAACCTCGAGTTCCTTCTGGTCGATCCACATTTTTACGGCCGACGTCTTCAGTGCGTCCTGAAAGCGCTTCTTCTCGTCCTCGCTGTCGAATGTCACCTTGAAACCAGGCCCGCCTTCTTCTGTCGGCGGAACGCTGATGAGCTGGCCGCCAGCGAGCGCCAGATGCTTCACATGTGCGGTTTTATTTCGAATCGTGATTTCGCTCGCCATGATCAAATCCCATTCATGTAGACGGCGCCGAGCGGGTACTCGAACGCGACGCCGCCGATGCGCCCGACCGAGTTGATTTCGAATGACAGGTTCTTGGCCTGCGGCGGGAGCTCTTGCTGCTCGAGCGGGATCTCCATGTGCACTACCGTCGGGTCGCGGCGATACATCACCGCTCGCGGCTGGCCGCCATTGGCAGTATCAGCAAAGTACCACCAGTCTATGTTGCGAACGGTCTCGCTTCGCTCGAGGAACACCTTGAGAATCGTGTCGGTGGGATTGGAGCCCGCGCCAGTGTACAGAGGTATCTTGCCGAGCTGCCGGTAACGCGACAGTGGCAAAACAAGCGTGTCGGGTCGCATCACGCCCTTGGTGGTGGTCACGACGGCGTCTTCCATCGCAAGGAGATCATCCAAGACCTCGGCGGCCTTCTTGTCGGTGCCGATCCATGAGGTCGCCGATCCGGTCGCCGGGGCAGCCGCGTTGATCTGAGGCACGTTCGCATTGTTGAGCAGGCCCTTGGCATCGGTTTCCTTGATGCCGATGGCGGCGATTTCCTCAATCTTCTGCTCGAAGCCTGCGGTGACAGCCGCTGCTTTGCGTGCTCGGAGTGGTACGCCCGCCTTCGCCGTGCGAAGGAGATCGAGCCAGCTCCACTCGTAGCCGAGAGCCATGGTCTCGATACCGTATGTGAACTTCTTTGCAAACGTCGCGACCTTCGGGATGTCATCAGCGTAGTTCGCGACGATCTTCGCCATGCCCGCCCGGTCCCATTGCGCATAGGCCCAGGACTCCGCACCCGGGTCCATCTCGTTGGTAACCGGCACGAGCCGCCGCGCCTTGAACTCTGGGCGCTGAATGTCGACCTGTCGCGCGCGCATCTGCTCAAGTTGATTGGTCAGCACCATTGTCTCGTTGGCATCGAGACGGTGGGCGCCATACACCTCGGCACGATGAACGATCAGTGCGCGGTAGATGTTGTCGAGCTCGCCGGCATCCAGGCGTGCGCCGGTAAGCCGGGCGAGCTCGACCGCGATTTGCTCGCGATTGTAGGGGGTCATGGTCTGGTTCTGGAAGAGCATGGGATTTCCTTTGCCGCGGCTCAGAAGAGCTCGATCTCGACCAGGACGAGTTGACCCGCACTGGCGTCAGTGAGGAAGATCGCGTGCGTGAGCTGTGCGGCGCTCGCGGTGTCCACGTCCGCACGGAAGCTGCCGAGCTCGGTGCCGCCCGCACCAGCAGCGTATCGAATGAATGGATGGGTCCAGCGCGCAACGTTGGACTCGGCCAGTACCCACAACCGCCCGCGGCGAATGACTCCGATCGGGCGGTTGGCCGGGTAGTCCGAGCCGCCCTCGCGCGTACTGTCGAGGAACGTGACGCCCATCGCTCCGGGCTTGGTGATGTCGGCGGCTGCCGCCGGGAGCTTGGCCGCGTTGCGCACCTTGCCGGCGGTCTTGTCGGCGGTGAGCAGCTTGCCGATCTTCACCGCGGTCTGTGGGACCACGGTGTCGACGTACTTGGTGAAGTCTTCGGTGACCATGCCGAGAACGGCTTCGGGTTGCGTGTAGTCGTAGGAGGTCTGCATGGGGGCTCCTCGCGCGGCTTAGCTGCGCGCGTCCTTGCTCATGGCGAGCGGCTTCTGCCATTCGGGAACGAAGGCGTCCTGCCGCGCGGCGGGGGTGGACTGCGGGGCGCTCGAGCTGGTGGCTGCCCGTGAGCGGTCGAGCGCGTCGTTGCGGCCAGTGCTCTGCTGCGCTGGCGCGGACGAGACTGCGTGGTCGAAGCGCGCCTGCACGTAGTCGTCGCTTTTACCGGTGAGGTCGAGCTTGTCGTCAAGCTTCCTGAGCACCGCCTCGTGGATCTGACGCGGCGATAGGCCATCGAACTTGTGCTCAGTCGGAAGCACCTTGCGTGCTTGCTCGAGCAATGCGGAGCGCGCGGTAACCGCCTCGTCCAGGCGCTTTGGGTCCCGCAAATCCTTGAGCTCTTTCTCAGCAGCGTCCGCGCGCCCCTGCGCCAGATCGCGCTCCTTGGTCAGCTTAGCGATCGTGTCGTCACGTTGCTTGAGCCCATCGTCGCGCTCCTTGAGCGCTTTCTCGATGACCTGAGCGCTCTGTTTGGGCGCCTGGATATCGAGCCCGTCCACTCGAATCGTTGCCGGATCCATCTCTGACTCCCCTCCCGGCGGGTCGCTGGGCCCGTCGTCCCGCCGCTCTGGCGGCGCACCAAAGGCAGACGCGGTCATCGCGTCGCCAGAGTCCAGGCGCAGCGCGACTTCACTGCCCGCGCGTCCCCAATTGCGCGGCCCGAGCGCCGCGTGGTTGTAGACAATGTCCCGCTGCACGGCGTCGTAGCGCTGGCCGTTCCATTCGCCAGGTGTCGCATCGAGCCGACACTGGTAGCCGCAGCTAATCTCGCGTCGGTCGCCGCGTTCGACGCGCGCGATGACCTCTTCGTCTTCGACAGTAACGTTCGCCGCCACCAGGTGGCCGTCCTGGCGCACCGCCTCGCCGACGTGCCCAATGCGCAGCGTGCGTACGTTCTTCGGGCTCACCATCTCGGTCGGGTGCAAGTCGGTCAGCGGTGCCGCCGAGAGTGAGGCGAGCGAATCCGCGCGGAAGACTTCCTCGGGCGGCCGGAGCTCGCGGGCAGTGGAGCCGTCGTGACGCTTGTACTCGAACACGCCCGCGCGCGTCAGGAACGCGGCGACGCGTAAGAAGCCCTGCGGAGTCCGCACGGGCTTGCCAATCTCAGCGACGTCGAAGCGGTTGACGCGCACCGCCGCTGGTATGCGGGGCTTTGTGGGTTGTCAAGCGCGGTACGTTATTCGTCCGGAACGGTCTCGATGAAGCAGCGGCTGCTGTTGCTGAAGGCAACTTCGAGCGCGTCGTAGTAGTCGGCGCCAGCCTCGGGCGAGAGCACCTTCTTGACCTTTCCCGAGTAGATGTCGTTTAGGCCGAAATACTTGACCACGTCCTTGGGCCCGTCGATCTCTACTCGATCACCGACCAGCCGAAAGGTGGCGATCACGTACCTCTCTGTCAAGTCATCGCCCGACAAACCGATGAGGCGTTTCATGGGTTCCTCCGCTTGGAAAGCCGGCTGATTTCAGCGTGATCGGCACTTGTGAGGGAGGCTCGCTTCTTGGGCGGAATCCCGAGCCAGTCCCTCATGAACTCCGTGGGCCACTTCCACCCTTTCTTACCTTTCCCGAAGTCACGGGCCAGCTGCTCAGGGTCGTGTTGCAAGGCGCGAATCCTGCTCAAGGTTTCCCGGATCTGTCGCTCAGTAATGCCAGGCTGCCGATGTAGGATAGCCGCGACCTTCGATAGGTCGAGCGCTCGCAACTGCCGGACACTTGTTGCGTCCAACTCCATCATAGCATGAGCGAATTCCTCGGGCGCGATCGCGAAAAAGAAGCGCGTTGGACGCCCTTCTGGGAACGCGAGGCCATTGTCGACTGCGGCGGCCTTGAACTGACCGCCAACCTTGCGCCAGAGCGCGTTTTCACCGTGCCGATCATCGTTAGCCGCGATGACGTCGAGCAGGAACATCTTGCGGACGGTGGGATCCTTGGTGATTCGCGGATCGGCTTCGAGTTCGGCTGCGACCTTGAATGTTTCTTTACCTGGCACGAACTGTTGCAAGCTACCTCGCTGGCCCTGCAGCGTGCGGGACACGGTTGCGGGCACCGTCTGTTCGCCGCCAATGAGTTGGTCAAGCTCGTACAGCGCCACTTCGCGCTGGTGGAAGCTGCCCTTCTGTACACCGGGGCGCGCGTCTGGTCGTTCCTTATCCACGCTTTTCCACACACCTTGGCGCGTTTGACGATCGGCGCTGCGCCATGTCACCAACTCAGCGCCCATGGCACCGCCAAGAGGAGCGCGACTCGTCGGCTCGATCGTGCCAGTCATCCACTCTGGCGCCGCACTGGACGGCTCATCGCTCGGTTGCGGCTGGCTGGGCGGCGGTACCGACTTCAGGCCCCGCCTGGGCGTACCGAGTGTGCCGGGCGTGCCAAGGGTGCTGGGTGTTCCGAGTGTGCTGGGCGTGGACGGCTCAGGCCCAAGTAACCCCGCCTCCCGCAGCACGTCGTCCACGTCCGGGATGGCCTGGCACCGGCACCGGATGGGCTGGCCCGGATGCGCCGGCACGCCGTCGACCATGGGCGGCTTGTCCCAGCGCTGGTGCGTGCCGTTCATGGCCCGATGGCTTTTGCGCACGCGTTCGTCCTGGCTGCTCGACCAGGTGTAGTGCTTGATCCCGACCTGCTGCTGTCGGAGTTGCGCGAGCTCGCCATTGAGCGAGGCGACCTGGTCTGTGGCGATCAGCGCGGCACGGCGCTTGGAGATGCCGAAGCGCTCTTGGATCTCCTTGGCGACCTCTTCGTGGCGATGCCCGAGCCGCGCGCCGCGCAGGATGATGCCCTTCAGGTCTTCCAACTGGTCGAAGGCCACCGACTTCACCAGGCGCACGTTGTCGGCAATGAACGCGTCAATGTGCTGGGCCAAGCCTGCGGGGTGATCGAACAGATCGATCTTCGCCACGGCCCGGATCTGGCGCTCGAGCTCGCCGCGGCTGTGCTCGCTCACGCGCAAGGCGTTCTCCTGGGCCAGCATCTGAATTTGGCGCTCGGGAATACGCCGCTCGAGATCCTTGCGCACGTCGGATAGAGACTTCTCGGTGAGCGAGCCCGTGTCATCGATGCGTAGCTCTAGCGCGTCGGGGCGAAGCACGTTGTGCTGGCCCAAGATCACCGGCAAGAGCGGCATCACGTCGCGCCGGACGGTGGCCTCGACCGTGTTCAGAATGTCGAGGATGCCCCGCAGGTACGCCACGCGCGCCGCCGATGGGAACCGCGGCGCCGGCGGCCGTGCCCTTTTGGTGCGCCTGGGCGTTCGCCCGATGAGCGCCATTTGTCGAATCGCGAGCTCGAGCGCTCGCATTACTCGTCCGTGTCAGGTGGTGGCGGCTCGGGCTTGTCGCCGCCAGAACCGAGCTGCGGGGGCATCAGTTGAGGCGGGACGACCGCGGGCTTTCCAGCTTCCTCCTCGAGCAGATCGAGCTCGGCTTTGAGCGCGCGCCTGCGAACATCGACGTCGATGGTGCTGAAGTCTCCATCCTGGGCGAGCTCGAGCGCTGCCTCTTCGGGGAGGATGATCTGCGCGGTGACGAGCGTCGCCACCGTGTCGGCTTTGACTTTCTTCGTGTCGGCGCGCTCCTTGTCGGTGGGCTGCCAGAGCGGCCTGAACACCAGCTTCCAGTTGTCGGGTTCTTTGCCGCTCGTGGGCCCGGCCTTGGCCAGCATGAACAGGCGGACCATGCGCTCGAGGCGCGGCCGCAGGACGTCGTTCTGCGCGTCCTCAACCGTGTCGTACCAACCCCGGATGTCGCTCTCGCCCGTGGCGTTCAGGCCCGCCGGCGAGCGGCCATAGAGCAGCGTGACCGGCATTTCCGCTGCGGCAGCGTCCCGCATCATGAAGCGGTCGAGCATCTCGGGCAGGCCTGCAAAGCTGGTTGCGACGCGCTCGAACGCCTCGCGATCAGCGTCGACCAGGATCGAGCGGCACACCGACCGCGCCATGTCCATCATCTCCATGCGCGTTCGCAGGACGGCCTCGCTGCCGGCGGCAATGAGGTCGACCAGATTCGCGATCTTGAGCACGCCCTGCGACGCATCGGCCACCAGGTGTGCGGTTGACTGCCACGCCGTCGCGCTCTGCCGGATACTCTCCTCGGCGCGCTGGAGCACCGAGTCGTCCCATCCGTCATTGCTGTACAGCCCGCGCGCGGTGAGCGCGCCCGGGAACATGATGAGACGCGAGCGGTGGATGAGCACCTCTTCGGTGGTCCCCATGGAGCCGGTCAACGTGCTGGTGCGGCGCACCGCGTACAGCTCGGGTTCGCCGAACAGGGGATCGCGGACGTCCTCGTAGCGCTTGCGCACCTGGAGCTGGGTGCGCTTGAGCACGTTCAGGAACGCAACCTCGCGGACATTGCCTTCATTGAGCGGCTCAGCAGGGTCCAGGCCGTCGTCGGCGCCCACGAACACCCCACCGCCGCCGTATAGCCGGCCCCAAATCCATGCCTCGCGGAGTTTGGGCAGCGCGGACATGTCCTCCATGCGGCCAATAAGCGCCCGCATGACCTCGGCGGACTGATCCTTGTCCAGGCCCTCGAACTCCAGTGTGAACCCACGCCGTGTTGCGTCGCGCGGCAGCTTGTCGACGATCTTCGCGGCGAACGCGTCGTCGTTGTAGAGCGCCTCGAGCTGGCCCTCTTGCAAACGCATCCCGGGTACGATCTGGGCGTGGCTGAGCTTGTCGCGCATGCCGCCGAGCCCAGTGAGCGCGTTGACCCAACTATCGACGCGGTGCACCACCCTCGCCGCGACACTCATGACTGCAGCTCCTGGGCGATGACGTTCATGGCAGCCTGGTATGCGGTCACCGCGGCGTTGTGAAGAGCCTGGAAGGCCCGACTGCACGCATCGACAATGTCGTCGTGTGTGCGGTCAGGAAAGCCCTCGAGCTCGGCGAAGAACGCCTCGTTCCACGTGCCGGCCAGCACATCCACGTTGCCGGCCTCGACCTGGGTGGAGAATGGCCCGGCATAGGTCAGCTTGTCCTCGCGTGCCACCACCGACTCGACACGGTAGCCAACGAGCACGCTCTTGGTGTGCGTCACGTCCACGACGCCGGCCTGGCCCGGGTCCTGCCAGATGCACACTTTCACCACCTTGCCATCCTGGCTGGCGATGTTCTGCATGGCGCGGTCGACCTGGTGGGGTGAGCCTCGCAGCGACTCCAGATGCAGCACCACGAAGCGCCCGGTACGCGTGACGCCCATTTTGACACCGCGCGTCCAGTCCGGATCGGGGTACTCAGCCGTCACCTGCGAGGCGGCCTTGTCCCAGGCACGAACTACGGCCACCAAGTCGGTGGGCGCAGCTTGGATGAGCCGAAACCAGCTGCGCTGAAAGTAGAGACCAGCCGCAGGCCGAATGCGCCAGTTGCCGCCCTGGCCGCTGCCCAGGAGCCGCTCTCGCTCGACCTTCGGCATGTCCATGAGCTTTTGCCGATAGCCAGGGTCCTTCTCGAGCAAGATCTTGTTGTCGCTGAGGTAGCCGAGAATGAACGTGAAGCTCGTGGGCGCGTCCACTCGGTGCGGATACCGCGCCCGAAGCTCTTCAGCGCTGTCGCCCCACACAAGGTCATCGTCGACGCGGTAGAAGTATCGGATCACACCCGAGCGCTCGGGTCGGACGTACTCGCCGCGCTCGTCCAAGTACCACTCGATCATTGTCTTGACCCAGCTATCAGGATCCGGATTCATGGTCGCGCGGATGTAGGCCCGCACGCCGCTCACCGAGCGGTTTCTGGAGTAGAGGTACCAGAACTGCGACGCAAGAAAGTGCGGCAGCTCGTCAAAGCCGATGAGGGCGTAGCCCTTGCCCTGGTGCTTGAGCTTGTCGCGGTCGAGCTGAAGGTGGTCGAGCCAAACGCTCGCGCCGCTGGGAAACACGCACCGACAAGGATTCTGCGTAAGCCGGCCCCCGAGCAGCGGATACCACTCGGTCATGAGCTCCCAGAGCGAGCCCGGCCCGAACAGCTCCGGGCTCGTGCGTCGAAAGATGATCGCGCCAAACCCGCGCACGTCGTGGTTGCGCAGAGCCTCGAGCACGAGGCCGCCGCTCTTGCCCGAGCCCGCCTCGCCGCCGTAGAAGACGATGTCAGCAGTGCTCGCGAGAAATCGCTCCTGCGAGCCCGGTTGCGGAGCAATCTCCATCACGGCATTCACTTGAGCTGCTCCGGACGTCGGCCGTTGTCCGGCAAGTAGAACCGCACGTCGGCCTTACCCTCAACGCGCACGTCGTGACGCTCCACGAACATGCCGAGGTGCTTGCCGAGCGCGTTGAGGGCGTCGGTTTTGCTGTGGAGCTTGAGCGACACGGACTTCTTGCCGTCGCTGGCAGCGAACATTCTCACCTCGGCCACCGCAGCGAGCTGCTCGGGGGTCCGCTCAGACGATGGCTTGAGGTTCACACCGTCGGGACCAAAGGTCAGAAAGTCGGTAATGTTCGCGCGTGCGATCTTCACGTACTCGCGAACCACGTCATCAATCCGCATCTCAAGCCGGCGGGCGACGTCCGTCATGCGCTTGCTGAGCTCTGCCTGCACGTGCGGCTTTCCGAGAAGCTGGCAGGCAATCTCCTTGGCCGTGCGCTGACTGAACCCGGCGCGAATCGCCGCTGCCGTGCCATTCATGTCGCTCAGGTACTCGAGCACGAAGCGCTTCTGCTTGGCTGTGAGGCCCTTTTTCTTACCGGGCATACTCAGCCTCGAATCCGCGCAGGTCGATGTCGGCAAGCCGGCACCGATTGCAGCACCGCGGTGGGTCGTGCTTCCAGCGCGACCACCTCAGCGTGCGGCGCCGGCCACACTTGCACTCGACGAGCACATACCGGACGCGTCGGCCGTCCGGTTGCACGCGGTGACCGTGCTCGAGCACCCTCAACTGCGTCCCGATGCGCGCCGTAGGCTTCAGCACCGGGCGGCGGATTGCCATCACGCATGCGCGGCACAAACCCGCATACCGCCGCAGTGGCTCGAGCGGGCTGCCGCATGCCCGGCATAGCGTGGGCTGCGTTGGCACGGGTTGCATGCTGCGGCGCTCACCGCCGCTGTCGAAACCGTAGAGCGTGGGTTTCATGGTGCGTGTACTCCTCCCATGATAGACTGCGTCCCACTGCTGCCCCACAGCGGTCCAGAGCCCTCGGCGCCATCTCAGGTGTCGGGGGCTTTGGCATGTTCTCCTGAGTTGTCTATGAGCACTGCCGTCATAGGCCGAGCTCCATCTGCACCGCCGGGCCGCGCCGCACCGACACCGTTGCCGCCTCACCATCGACCCGCCGGGCTAGCTCCGCATGCCCGAGCTGCCGCAGCCAAGCGGCTGTCTCGGTCTGCACCAGGACGAGCGGTCGTTGCCACCACCACTCATGGCCGATGCGCAGCCGACGGATGCCATGACGCACCAGGTCGCGGCGAATGCGCAACAGCACGGCCGCCCGGATGGCCGGCGACTCGTGGGCGTGGCGCTCGGCGTACTCGGCGAACCATTCCTCGGCTGTTCGCGCCGGCACCGGGCACGGCCGCTGGGCAAGCAGCTGCGCGTCGACCTCGGCGAGCATAGCGCGCTCGTCGGGGGTGAGCTCGCGACCGGCGGTGGGGCGCTGGTAGCCGTGCCGCTCGAGCGGCAGCCCCGGCACGCCCTCGAACCGCAAGCCGCAGGCCATGAGGAACGCGTGCAGGTCGTCACGGCTGCGCTTCATGACCTATCCCTATCGTCCTCGAGCGCATCCTCTTCGCCAAGCCCCGCGAGGTCCGCGCCACCACCACCACCGCCCCTGATGCCAACGAGCCAGCCCGCTGCGCGCCAGCTGAGCTCATACAGCGCCCCCACCGTGCAGAGCACGCTGATGCCCGCGAGCAGCCCGACACCGAGCGCGAGTCGCAAGCAACTTCGGTACTGCAGGCGGGCCATGTCACGGCACGCTCCACCCGAACGCCGCGGCCATGAGCAGCAGCGTGCCCACCAGCGCCAGCACCCAGCCAACGGCGTTGGCGAACGCGGGCGGATGCTGCGCCTAGCTCACCCAGACTGCGATCACGAGACCCACTGCGATGAATGCTCCGGCTTCTGGCATGGCTACCCCTATCCCCACTCGGGCAGTTGCAATCGTTCGATGCGGCGTCGGAAGTCACTGGCCAGGCCCGCGCAGGTCGGCCCGCATACCCGGCGCTGCATGTCGAGCAGGCGGTCACCGCGCGGGATGGTGTTGACCGGCAACGGGCTGCCGCATCCAAGGCATAGCCTGGGCCGCCGGCGCGATTCGCTCGACTTGGCAACCACCTGGACCAGCGCCACATCCGGTGCACGCTTGCCTCGGGCATGCATGGCACCGATTGGGCAGGTGCGGCAGCAGCAGCCGGTAATGCCTTCGACAAGAGGCCGAGAGCTGCCCTTGCCGGCGAAGCTCTTGTGCCGCGCGGCGCAGCTGCGACGGCTGATGCGCCCGTGCAGGTGCGGGCACTCGAATACCTCGGCGAGCTCGAGCCGGGTCATGCTGCACGAATCCTTTCAACACGACTCGCCTTCGCACGCGCACGATCGCGCCGGTATTGATTTACGCGCTCTCGGTTGGCGGCCCACCACACTCGGTACTTTGCGGCCAGGTCGGCCTTGTGGCGCGCCTTCCACGCCCGAGCTGCCGCAAGCGATGCATGATACCGGCTCGGATCGGCGCGTCGACGAGCTCGGTACTGCGCATCCACTTGCCGCTTTTGCGCGCGCCACCGGTCAGCGCCCAGCAAACGTTTCTTGTTGGCGATGCAGCGTCGCACCCGTTCGCGAAGAGCTTGCGCCTGGTACTCGGCCCGTACCGCGAGGGCCATCCCGACGTCCTCGCGACGAAACGACAGCGTCTCGAACTCCGCCCCAATCTCAGCTCGCAAGCTCGTGCTATCCCATGCCATGTCACACCCTCCCTTTGCTGGTGGTTGTGAAAGACGCTGCCCCGCCCGGGTGTCCACTCCCGGACGGGGCCATCGCCACCGGCTCTAAAGCTGGCCGGCCCGCATTTTCTTGCGCGTACAGTGTCGAGCGGCAGGAGGGCCGCTCGGCTGCGCCAGAGTTTTGGGAATGCTGCTGCTGCCACAGCGCGAAGCCAAGCGCGGCCAGTAGGGCCACGACCAGCAGCAAGATGAAGGCTTCGATGTGGTGTTGACGGTGGGGCATCAGTTGCCGGGCTCCTTGGGTGGCGGTGGCACTGGCGCCTCGATGAACCGCACGGGCTGGATCACCTCGGGGCCCAGCGGCGGCAGGCTGACCGGCTTGACCAAGGGCTGTGGCCGAAGTGTCGTGGCGATCGGTTGCGTGCTCGGCAGCGGCCCGACCACCACGCGCGGCAGCATCCGCCGGGCAGCATCGAGCGCCACGATCAGCCAGTCGAGCGATGAGGCGAGCCGCGTCACCGCCTCGTCGTCGGCCTTGGTGGCGGTCTTGGCTGCGATGGCGGACAAGGCCGGGATGAGCACCCGGATGGCCATGGCGATCGAGGTGGTGGTGCCGAGCGCGGCGAGCGCGGCCTCGGCGGGGTGGGCTAGGATCCAGTCGATCATTTTTCATCGCTCCTCTCGTCGAGCTGCTGGCGTGCGAGCTCGGTTTGTCGCTGCTGCAGTTGCCGGGCGCGCTCGCGGTCGATGCCGTCGAACAGGCCGGCGGTGTACTTGTCGCGGCCGATCGGTGGTGGCACCTCGGTGGGCGGCTTCTTGCGCAGGCGCTCTTGAGCAGCGCTGACCGCGCGGTTGGCGGCGTCGACGAGCAACTCGCCGGCAGCGTTCACCAGGATTCGGCCGACCGCGACGAGAATGCTCATGGCACGTGCTCCCGCCAGTAGGCGTCGAAGTCCTTGGCCACCGCGTCGGCGATCATGCGTGCGACCTGCCGCGCCTGGTCTGCGTCCTGATGGTCGCGCACTTCCCCATTCAGGCGGAGTCCGGTGAATTCGGCCGCGTATGCGCGCGCCCACAACTCCGCGCGTAGCCGGCCGTGGGTGCGCCAGTCCTCAAGTTGCTGCGCCTTGCCGTGCGCGATGCGCATGAGCTCGGTAAACTCCATCACGACGCCGCGTTGCTCGTCAGTCATGGCTCGGCCTTTCGCGCTGCCGCCGTGCGCTTCATGCCCGCGGCTTTACGGGCGAGGCTCTCGAGCGTGTCGGTATGCCGGGCGGCGAGGCCGCTCAGGTCGCCGCCCTTGAGCAACCCGCGGGTCACCTGGTCGAGCAGCATGACTTCGCGTTCGGTGAACAACTGCGAGGCGCCAAGGTGCGGGGTTTGGCGCTGAAACGTGCCGCCGTCGTTGGATGGGCAGCGCCACTCGGTCTCGGGGCCACCGCCGTGGTGCAAGCCCCAAAACTCGCCACAGCGTCGGCACTTGGTGTTGAGCCGGGGCTTTCTTACGGCCGTCATGTCGGCACCTCGCTTGGCGGCGTCGGGGCCAGCAGCGCCTCGCCCAGCGCAGCCATGACCGCCGCATGCCGTTCTGGGACCGGGTACACGAGCGCATGGCCGAGCGCGAGCGCCATCAGGTTGATCCGCAGCCGTGCCTCATCGCGCTGAATTGTCACCCGATCAATCGAGTCGCGCGCAGCATGCAACGCCTCGACCTCGACTTCGATTGCAATCGCTGCTGCGTCGACTTTCATGGCTGCACCTCACCCGTAACGAACGCGTCGAAGTCAATGACCGCCTGGTGCGCTGCGGTGGTGGCGTCCCGTCGGCAGTCACCCGTACCAAGCTTGCTGACGTACGCCGCGATCCAGCACCAGCGGCGCATGTCGCCATGAGCGAGCGCGCCCTGGCACTCGACATAATCCGAGAGCGCGTCGACAGCGTCGATGATCATGCCCTCCGACGGCGTAATCGGTTCCTTCTCGGCCTCGGACAAACGAAGCCGGATCAGCTCGAGCAGCGTCATGCGGCCTCCGTCGGTACACCGCAGGCGATGCCATTGAAGCCGCTGCACAGTGCACGGCGCGTCATCGCGACAAGCAGCGGGAGCTCACGCTGGGCAGCAAGCGGGTCAACGCGTGGGCTCGCCTCATGCGCGCGCCGAACGATGGACCCGCGCACTTCCAGCCAGCCCCACCCAGGCGGCAGGTAGCGTCCCGCGAGCAGGCCCGCAGGTGTGAGGTACCACCGCTCACGGCCCATACCGCGCCACCCCTCGCGGCGACCCGGCTTACGCTGATCGGCGTAGAAGTCCCTGAGCGTTGTCTTGCACTCGACAAGGACCGAATAGCCATCGTACCGCCAGCCGATCGCGTCTGGCGACTCGCCGCATGCCCAGGAATTCCGCTCGGTGGCCACCAACGTGCAGCGCCTGGTGTTGGTGAGCCATCGTCGCGCCCGGTCGATTAGCTCGGCGTGCGTCATGCGGCTGACTCCTTCTTCGCCCGTCGCCGCTTCATCGCCCGGCACTTCCGCTGAAACCAGCAGTCGGTGCAAAGCTCGCCACGGGCATCGTACTCGTCGGAATCACCGCCGGCGCATGCGGGCTTGACTGTTCGGCAGGCAGCGCACTTGAACAGCTCGCACTCATCGCCGTGCTCGGCCTTACGCACGCAGGCGCGGTCCTTCGCGTACGGGCAGTGGACGGGGTCGGTCACTGGCCCTCGCCCTCCACGGTCGTGCCGACCCGTTGCAAGAAGTCACGGCCGCGCGTGGCGGCTGCTGCTGCTTTGGCTTTCTCGTCGGACGCCGGCTGTTGCGTGGTGGGCTCGGCCGACATCGGCTTGGTCTGCGGTGCCGACAGGAGCGCCGCGAACTGCTCAACGGCCTGGTCGACGACGCATGCAACCATCTGCGCGCCGTGCTCTTGGGCCAGGCGCTCGAGCTCAGCGGTCGGCTCGACGTCGGGGTTGAGCAATACGTCCTGCACCGTGCCGAGCAGGTTGCTGTGCCCGATGTCGGTGCACTTCGCGACCGCGGGCCAGTTGACTGCTGGTTTGCTGCTGCCGCCGCCGGTGGCGCAGCTCAAGCTGATGAGAATGGCACAGCAGATGATGGTGGTTCGCATGGTTCTAACCTTTCGCTCTGGCTCGGCCCTTGGGCAGCATGCCGGTCCACGCCCGCAGTGACTGCTCGCTGGCGCGCTTGCCGATGAGCTTGCCCACTAACGCGGCCCTCGCGGCCCAGTGCTGCATGCAGATGGCGGGCGCCTCGTCCTCGCCGACGTTGTCGCGGCCGACGATGCCGCGCGCCATGGACTGCTCGACAGGTCGGACATCCTCGCGTTTGGCGTGCGCCCAGCACGTCCCGAGCACCGGGCCACGCCATTGCTTGGGCTGCACCCGACCCATGCGGCCTCGAGCCTGACCGGCAGCTCGCCACGCGGCCCGCCAGCGCTCGCATGCAATCGAGCAGCCCACGGTAGCGGTGACTCGCCCGCCCCACATGAACTCGAGCACCATCACAACGGGCAAGCTGTGGACTTTGCCGAGGGTGACCGCGGCCTCGCAGACGCCGGCGCTCAGATGCGGGTGACGCTCGGTGTCGTGCTCGCCCGAGCCGACGATCTTGCCACGCACGCCGATCGCCCAACCGCTCATGCGCGCCGCGTCTACCGTGACGACCACCGCTTCCCAGGGCTTGGGGGCTGGCACCGGGCGCGTGCGTGACTTGGATTGCGGCACGCACAGCGCTCGAGCGACGGCCGAGACGGGGCCGGGCTTGGGCCCAGCGTCCATGCCGGGCAGCGTGAGCGCGACTGCGGTGCGGCGCCTAACCATGGTCGGCCTTCCGGACCAGCTCGAGTGCGTTGTGCAGCCGGCAGTCACCCGAGATCCAGAACCGTGGTCCGTCCGAGTACGGCATGCCGCGACCGTGGTGGTTGTCGATCACGGGACACGTGCAACCAAGCAAACGCGCCTCGTGGCTGCCGGGTGTGGGCTTCGGATCGTTCGCCGCGCGAGCCCGGATCGGCTCATCCATGCTCGACCTCCGCGTCGGCGTCCTGCCACTTCGACCAGATCTCAGCGATCTCCGCTCGCGTCAGCGGCGTGCCGCCATGCGTGCAGGTGTAGCGGCTCGGTTCCCCCGCCGTGGCCGGTGGATAGATGAGCCCGCCGCAATGGCAGCGCGTGCCACCATGCGCGGCAAACACCTCCTGCTTGCGACGGATCTCCGCCGCAAACGAGTCCACCTGCTCACGTGTCGGCTGCTTCGGTGCGCCCGCGAAACTCATGCCAGCCCCCGCTTCAGCTCTGGCACCGGCGTCGATCGCCGCGCGCTTTCGACGACCCGCACCCGCCAGCCGTTCGGCGCGGTCACGTACGTGCCCCACCGTTGGCAACGCCGGCACGCCCAGCGCTGACCGCCAGGATCGATCTCGAGGTCGCGGTCGCACTCGAAGCACCACTCGTGGTCGGCGGCTTGCGGTTCAGTGTGCATTGCGCGCCTCACGTTGGCGCTGTTGAAGCTCGTGCACCTGGCGCTCTGCCGTCGCGGACTTGGGTTTGAGCCATGGCCCGTGATTCACGCTCAAGGCGCCGCAGTCAGGACACCACCACAACCGACAATCCTGATGCATGACGCCGTCGTAATCCGTGACGTGCGCTTGGCTCGCTACGCACCCCTTGCGAAAATGGCGGCATTGCGATTCAGGTTGCACGCTCGGCCTCCTCGCGCATGACGCACACGCACGCCTTTGCCTGCTCGAGCGGCGAGAGCCCGATGGCATTGCCGAGCCGGAGCAGCAGCTCCTCCAGTCGATCGCGACGACCTGGTCGCGGGCCAAGCTGTGCCCGTCGCCGCACCGCCTTGCTCCATCGCTCGCGCAGTTCCTCGAGCTCGGCCGCGAGCTCACCTTCACCGGCGGCCGACAGCTCGGCGATCGCCACGTGCATGAGCGTCTGCGGCAACAGGCCCGTCTGCGCTACGAAGTTCTTGGGCACTGCTTCGGGGCTCTTCATGAGTAGCTTCTCCCGTTGCTGCGTGGTGCGGATTGCTCGTCGTCGTAGCCAAACGACTCTTGCGTGGGCGGGCGCTCGCATTCGGCGAGCGGCTCAAATCGCGTGTACGTGCTCTGCCAGGCCATGCAGACGGTGCCGAGCGGACCACTGCGTTGCTTCGCAATCACGATCTCCGCGATGCCCTTCTTCTCGGTGTTCGGGTCGTAGACTTCCTCGCGGTGGATGAAGATCACCGTGTCAGCGTCCTGCTCGATGGCGCCCGACTCGCGCAGGTCACTGAGCCGCGGGCGGCGGTCTGCACCCGAGCGCGACTCGATGCCGCGGTTGAGCTGTGAGAGCGCGATGACCGGGCATTGCAGTTCACCAGCCAAGCTCTTGAGCGCGCCGCTGATGTCGGCGACTTCGCGTTCGCGCTGCTCTCGCCGAGCTTCGGAGCGCGCGATCTGCAGGTAGTCCACGAGCACGAGCGCGAGTGGGCCCTTCTCGCGCGCAAGCCGCCGCGCTTCGCGCCGGAGCTCGCTGATCCGCGTGTCGCGCCGCTCGATGAAGTACACCGGCAACCGCGAGAGCTCGTCTGCCGTGATCGCCAGGTGCCGGAGCTCGTCGGCGGACAGCTGCGCCGAGCGAATGCGCCGGAGGTTGATGCCGCCTTCGGATGCGAGTAGCCGGTGCGTGAGCTGCTCGCCGCTCATCTCGAGCTCGAGCGACAGCACTGGTTGCTTGGTGCTCTGCGCGATGCCGAGCTTGATCGCGTTCGCCAGGGCGGTCTTGCCCATGCCCGGTCGGCCTGCGACCACGATCAGGTCGCCGGGCACGAAGCCGCCGATGGCGTGATCGAGCACTGGCATGCCGCACGAATGGCCGAGCAGCGATTGGCCGCGCTCCTGCCGCTTCGCAAGCGCCGAGTAGCTGGCGTCGAGCGCGTCTGACAGCGATGTCATGCGCACGTCGCTCAATCGACGCTCTGCAATGCGCGCGAGCACCGAGCCGGCGCGATCGAGGTAATCCGCGACGTCGGTCATGGGCTCGGAGCCCTCGGCCGCGACCTCGAGCGCTTGCCGCATGACTTCGCGCACGCTCGCCAGATCGTGCACGCGCTTGGCCATGTCGGCCGTGTGCGCGATCGTTGGGATCGTGTCTGTGAGCGCGATGAGGTAGTCGTCGCCGCCGGCGGACTCGAGCGCGCCGGAGCTTTCGAGTTGGCCACGCACCAGCAACAGATCGATCGCGCTTCCCGCTTTACTGAGCGCGTGCATGCCGCGCCAGATCACGCCGTTGCGCGGCGCGTAGAAGTCGCTTGCATGAAGCACTTCACTGGCGATCGGCCAGCACTCGCGTGCGTCGAGCAGCACAGCGCCCAGCACTGCGCGTTCGGCTTGCTCGTCGTGCGGGAAGTGCAGCTGCATGCTCATCGCGGCACCTTCTCGAGCTCGGGATACGGCTGGTACGCGGGTAGCAGTGCGAGGTTTCCACCGTTGCCGGTGGCACGTGCAACGAGCTCAGCCCACTTGCCGAAGTCGTCCACGCAGCAGAACTTCAACTCGAGCTCTCGGTGCCGACGTCGCCGCTCGGCGATGTATGCCGTCGCCATGCGCCTAAAGAAGTCCTCCGGATCGCGGGCGTCTCGTTCGAGGAGCTGCGCCCACGCCGTCGCGAGCCAACTCTGCGCTTGCTCGCTCGGCGCTGCCTTCGGTTGAAGTTCGGCGAGCTCCTGCCAGATCTCCCAGAGCCGCAAAAGGCCATTCTCAGCTACTGCTTTTGAATGCTCTGCTGCCGTACCTGTAGGCACTGCGCTCGCAGAGTCTGTGAAGTTTTGTGAAGGTGAGGTGGGGGTGGGGGTGGCGCTACTGCTGCCCGGGGCACCACCCGTGCTCCCAAGCACAGGGATCGCGCGTCCCCCTCCAATTCCAATTCCAATTCCCAATCCAGCACGAGTGTCTCGAGAGGGACTCGCGACACCCTCGCGAGTCTTGCGCGAGGGACTCGCGAGTGTCGCGTCCTTGCCAGTCGGTGGTGGCACGAGTGGCTGACTCGGCCGATCTATCCGCTGGTGGCGTTTCCAGTTAGTGACGTTGTAGTAGGTTTGGCCCTTGACCTCGTAAAGTTGCGCGAAGCCAATCGCGACAAGCTCGTGCAAGGCTCGCGAGACACTCGCGAGGGACTCGTGCAAGTCGCACGAGGCGTACGGCCATATCCGCGAAGTCAGGTAGAGGTGGTGCGCCCGCCCATTGCCGTAGTCATCCGCGAGGACGATCAGCGCGACCGACACCATGCGAGCGGTGTCGCTGCAGGTCGCGAGCCTTTCATCTTCGAGCCACTCCGGCTTGATGGTGCGTATGCGCTTACCGCTCACTTCGCGCGCCTCCCTCAGCCCTCCGACGTGCCCGGCCACTTGGTCCCCTGCGCGGTCACGCTCTCTGGTTCGTCGTCCAGGTGCTTGCGCAACGGCCGCTCCTCGTCGTCCTCGTCGAGCTCGTCCTCACCGTCCCCGTCGAACATGTCCTCCTGCCGATCCGCAGCGCTCATCGCACGCGTGTCGACCTCCGCACCCGTGTCCTGCCGAATCAGTCGAAAGACGTTCTTCGGAAAGTCCTCGACCCAGACGCAACGCACCTCGCGCAGCTCCTTACCGCTGTCGAT